CGCTCTACTCCAAACCTGAGCCGGAAAGCTCGGCCATCATCACTTCATCCATGACAGAAGCCATGGAGATAGTGCTGGCATCCCAGTACAAGGCCCGTGCTGATATCCATCGTGAGCTGAAAGCGGTTTGCTCTACCTTGCTCGATTTTTCCGAGTTTGAGGTTAATCCGGACGGCAAATATTGGGACTCTTACAACGACCTGATCCACTCCTATGGGGTGCAGTTCCTCGATACCATTTGTTGCAATGAGCTGGAGCTATTCATTGATGAGCTTAATCACCAAGTGGGGGTCCCGATCCCTGCGCCTCGCTTTGCCTTCCGCCATCGTCGCGGGGGCCTTCACGGCTACAGCTACAGTGGGGACATTCTCATTGATGGCATTGCTTGCGGGCTTGTCGCTTGGGGAGCTGCCAACCATGGCTGCATGGTTTCTTTCACTGGGGCAGGATGCGACGGACTGGATTTTGGGGCTCTTCATCGTGTCATTTCTATGGTGCCTGGGATCCGTATTACTCGAGTTGACCTCGCACTGGATGATTACTCAGGCTCGGTTATATCGTATCTGCGAGCGGTCGAAGCGGCGGAATTAGGCCATTTCCATCCCGCTCGCGGCACGGCTCCAAAGTGGATGGCTATCCAGGCAGGGGAGTTTATTCCCGAAGTTCACAACGCCATGCGTAAGCGGTTTGGCATGATTGCATCCTCTGGTTGCTCTTTTTATATAGGCTCACGCGCTAATGGCAAATGTGCCCGCATATATGAGAAGGGTAAGCAGATGGAATCTGTCGAATATCCTTTCTGGGTGCGCGCCGAAGGCGAGTTACACAGTAAAGACCGGATAATCCCGCTCGATGTGCTGATAAACCCAGACCCTTATTTTGCGGGCATGTATCCCCAGTTTTCAAAATGGCTGACTGATGTATCAAAAGACAAAGTTGAGCCGGTACGCATCACCACATTTAAGAACAAGTTCAAAACCTGCCGCGATAACGCGGTAACAAATATGTCCAGAATGGCCGGTCGTCTGGTCAACTATTTAAAGAACGTGGAAGGATTGACGGGCGATTCTATCGTGCGCCAATTAATTGGGCAGTTAGGCCCTGATGATGTACCGGTACGGCTTTTGATGCCGTTGCCGCCTGAACTAGATGAATTGCCGCTTTTCGAGCCCAACTGAACGGGCATTAATAACCCAAGTGGAGAGTAAAGATATGTCCAAAATTTCTGGCGTAATGGTGCTGTGTGTCACTCACGGCGTTGGTGTTTCCCGCAAAGGGGCAACTCCCCAGCCTTATGATTTTTCCAGCCTGAAATTCCTGGTGCCAGCAACCAGTATTGACAGGGCTGAATGTAAAATCACTAACTGGGGTTTTGAGGCTAAAGAAATGCCGCTGAAAAATGATCCGACTGTCCTGGCTAAAATGGCTGACTGCCCTAAATTGCAGCCTGTTATTCTTCTGCTGGAAGCTGACCCGCGTAACCCGGCTCAAAATATCGTGTCAGGCTTTGAAATTGAAGGCGGGGCCAAATCGGACGACTTCGGCTCACTCCACAAAAAACCTTAACTAATCCGGTGCCTGAGGAGGAGGAGCGAAGACGTGCAGCGACCGACGACGAGGGCACCACATAAATGATCTGTGTCGAATTAACTTCCGAGGGATATGTCAAACAGGCCCCGCCGGAAACGTGTTCTTACGTGCTCTTAACTGTCCAGGAGCACACCAAATTAACGGATATATCGAGTTGGTTTGAATTCGATACATCCATGGTAACGATGGCCTTTGGCTTTGGATTAATCATCTGGGTCGCTGGCCTCAAATTGGGCGCTATTGCCCGTGTAATCGTAGGTGCAAAAAGAGGATAACAAAATGCAAAAAATAAATTGTCTGTTCCGTAATGGCTGTATCGCTGCTGTCGCTTCTCTCTCTACTGTGGGCGCTGCTCATGCTGCTGGTGAAGGCTCTGCCGCTGCTGCGGGTGCTGCCCTGGACACCGCGCTGGCTGATGTTAACAGCACCTCTCCCAAGGTCATGATGGTGGTGGCCACTGTCGTGGGTGTCGGTATCCTGATCGCCCTGATGCGCAAAGCCTAAGCCGTGTCCCTGCTAATTGGGACTCTGTGGTTTCTGTTCTTTGTCGAGGGATGGCGAACATCCTTCTCAATCTAAGGCGGCTTCGGTCGCCTTTTTTCATATTGGGGGTCGTGTGCGCATTGCTTGGCTTTTATTGCTGTTTCCGCTGGGGGTATCAGCGGGGTGCCCTACGGGGCTCAGGCTGTCTAATTTGCCCATTTCTACATCGTTGCCGTATTGCGTGAAATGGGAGTCTTCCTCGCTGGGGGGCTGCTATGTGGCGTGTCCAGGCGTCTGTATTGAGACCCCCGCTACGGGCACCATGGGGCCAATTGAGAGTACCGGTAACGAGTGTTCTGTTGGCGGTGGTTCTGACGGTGATGGTGGGTCGGAAGGTGGTGGCGAAAATGGGGGAAATAACGGCGGCACAGGTAATCCCAATTTGCCAGCCAATTCTATCCGTGTCGGTGGTGATAAGCAGGAAATGACAACGGAAGCCTTGCGTCATGTTAATAACACCCTGGTAAGTGGTTTCACCAGTTTAATGTCTAATACTGCTGGTTCTAGTCGTTCGGCTCAAAATATCAATACCAAAATGGATGATGTTATTCATTACATGAAAGCTAATAACAATGGCTTATCTGGAATGGAAAGCAGTATTCGAGAGCAGACTGCACTAGAGCTTAAATTTTACAATGAGTTTCTTGGCTTAAAGAATGCCATCATCAATCCACAAGAAGGCTTTGGTCAAAGCACGAGTGAGTATCGAGCGCTTAAAGAGCTTCACACCGATATGTTTGGCCCTGATTTCGCTGAAAACAATGTAGGCGGTAATTTATATAGCTTGGTGGGTAGCTATCAGTATGATGTTAATTCAATAAAGGAAAGCACCCATTTGCTTAACTCCCGCTTTGATAATTTTTATTATCAGGTGGCATATGATTTAAAAAATAACAGCTCGACCATGAATAACAATATTAAAGCGATTGCCGAGGCTATTAAGAGCAATGGCGGGGCGGGGGGCACTGGTGGTGGTGAGGGTACAGGTGGCACTGATATTGATTATTCAAAAATGCCAGGTGCCGAGGGTAATCCGCTCTCTGTTAAAGAAAGTAAATATAGTTCTTCGTGCCAGGAAAAAGACTGTTTCTTTGATGTGCCTGCCATGCAAAAGAAACTAGACGATACCAATAAATCATTGACTGATAAATACAAGGATATTTCTGGCGAGGTACAGAAGGTATTTACCTTTAGCCTCACTGGTTCCGCTGACCCGATGGAGTGCCTTGATTTATTCAGTCACCAGGGAAAGGCCTATTCGGTTTGTCCGCCCACGGGGGCATATTGGCAGACACTCGCCGCGATAATGATGTTCGTGTTTTATTTCATTGCGCTGATGATTATATTTAAGAGGTGATATATGGAATGGCTTGGAGAGGTCTTTAATTCGTTCTTTGCCGATATCTACCAATTGGCGGTTGAGTTTGGTGCATGGCTGGCGATTCGTATGGCGGTGCAGTGGGTGGAGTTTAAAGTCTTCCTGCTGACATTTACCTGGGACGTTGCCAGGGAAATATTGGTGAACGTTCACTTTAGCGAGTTGCTGTCATCGTCCTTTAATTCGCTGCCGCCGACCATGCGCGGGATACTCTTATATATTCACCTGGACAAAGGGTTAACTATCCTCACCCAGGCGTTTGTCACTCGTTTCATGCTCACTGTGATGGGGTGGTAAATGTCAATCAAGATCCACCACGGCGCCCCAGGTTCCTATAAGTCGTCAGGGGCCATTCATACCGATGTGATGCCCGCTATCAAGGCCGGTCGCCATATCGTCACCAACGTGCGCGGCTTCACGGCTGAGCGGTGTAGAGAGGTGTTGGGCAAGGCTGTTCCTGATGACTTCGAGGTAACTTACATCGAGACAGAATCCCAGGAGGGCCGGGATCATTTCGCTCGTTTCTATCACTGGGCGCCCAAGGGCGTTTTCTTCCTGGTCGATGAGGTACAGCGGATATTTCCGCCTTCCTGGCGCCAAAGCGATTTAGACCGGCTGGATTATCCAGGTGGGCCGGATGTGGCTAAAAATGATGGGCGACCGGAAACCATAGACGTGGCCTTTGATATGCACCGTCACCACAACTGGGATTTCGTGTTTACGACCCCGAACATCAAAAAGGTGCACCAGGTAATCAGGGCCGCCGCCGAAACGGCAATCCGCCATACCAATATGGCGATATTGGGGATAGGTGGCCGTTACAAGACAGTGCTTCACCTCTCCGATAACTCCGGCTCGTCCATGTCTGATGTGCTGCAAGCCAAGCCATTCAATAAGGTGCCCAAGTATGTTTTCAAGCTTTATGACTCAACTACAACCGGTAAAGTCTCGGATACAATCGCGGGTAGCTCGATATTACGAGATCCTAAAATTCTGTTTTTTCTGGCGGTGTGGGGGCTTTGTGTATTCTTTGGCTTCATCAAGCCTGAGTATATTGATGCTCCTGCTAAGGCCGCTCAGGCTGCTGCTGCCTCTTCTTCGGGTGCTGGGGCGGTGGATAGTGCTTCCGCTGATGGGGTACGTCCTAGCGGCGCTCCTGCTGCGTCTCCTGGCGGGGCTCTTTCTGTAGGGCCCTTTGCAGGGTATCGGCTCATTATTAGCTGTCATGTCCTGGTGAAGGATCATCGGGGCGAATATCGCGTTGAGTATTGCTTCTCGCTGCGCAAGGGTGATGACGTGCAGTCCCTCTATAGCGATGACTGGCCGGATGAACTCGCCAGTGTGGATGCGGTGAGCGCTTGCCATGCCGTAGTGAAGTACCAGGGCAAACCGGTAGATGTATATTGCGACCCTGATGGGGATACCCTGCGCCGGAAATACAATGCTGCGCTCTTTGCTGGGGCGAAAGGGGGAGACAAGCCAAGCGATGACCGGACATAAATGGACTCAACCGCGCAACTCGGTTCTTTATGTTAAATAGGATTCTCAAGACTACCAAGGACAGGGGCGGTAGCCCCTACAAGCCGCCCTCTGCTGCCCATTTTTGCCTCTACCGTCTCGCGGCGAAACACGCCCATCTATACCCGATGCACGGCCACCCCCTTTCCCTGCAAAACCGGCTTTTAAGGCTCTGCCGGTTCTGGGGGAGGGTAACGCTACAGCGCCGCACGGGTTTTCGAGCGCCAGCCCCCCGGGTAGTAATACGGGGGGAATTCAATCCTCACATGCTCGACACAGCAACGGGGCAGGGGTGTTATCTCTAACCTGTTGAAAAAGTTGTCACT